ACGCAAACGGTGATGACGGCGATCAGGGCCGTGATCCCTGCCACGATCCAGGTGACCGGACAGCCCCACAGAGAAGCATTCAAAAGCCACTGCACGCCCGTCCATGCCACCGTTGCCGCCTTTACGGCTCCGGCCCACAAGGTGTGCAGTTTTTCGGCGCTGGTGACAAAGCCGATCGCCTTGCCGAACAGTCCGAGCAGGGGTAAGAGCTGCGAAACAGTCACAGCCTGCTGCGCGATGATCGTGGCATAACCGCCAGCCGACCCCGTAAGTTCGAAAAATCCGATCTTCAGGTCGTCGATCCGGGCCTGGCAGCGGGCCATCATCTGCTGCACGGTGTCGGTGCGGATCGCGGCCTGCTCCTGGGCGACATTGGTGTCCGTGACCTGGGCGGTCATTTCGGCCACGGCGTCCGAGTTTTTGATCAAAAACTGCGCAGCGGCGATGTTCTCCATGCCGAACACTTTCGACAGATAGGCGGCATCCGTCAGTTTGGGCTTCAGGGCATCGAGGGCATCCGAGAAGCTGTTTTTGCGGAAGTCCACCCCGAGCGTCGTCTGCATCTTCAGCATGATGTTGCGCAGGGCCGTACCAGCTTCGGCCCCCTTCAGGTTGTTTTTCGAAAGAACCTCGATCGCACCTGCCGTGTCCTCGACCGTGAGGCCTGCGGCATTGGCCG